ATCAGTACCATCAATCAAACGAGATAGTTTTGAGAATCTAAACACACCCTCAAACTTCTTCAAGTCAGAATTGTTATAGTTAGTAATTGTTGCGAGAACTGCTGTCTCTAGTTCTGTTGCTGATTTGGTTGTGACATTAGAGTTGTACTTGAATGTTGTATTCAAAAGAATCTTTGTTGTCTCTGGATCAACAATACTAGGACGAACAGATGCAATGTTATATTTGTCAAGTGCAGTTGCGATGGTTGCCTTCTGGGCTTGGGTTAGGTTCACACCAGAGGTTGTCTTGATTGAAATAAAGACTTGTCCGAAAACTGGTGGATCATTATCCTCACCACCCCACACTTGAATTGCATCAGTGTCAGCATAAACCTTTGGAATGATAACCTTGTAGTCATCAGTTGTAACTGCTCTACCCTGTGATGCAAAGTCGAGGGGAGCGTTGTACTTGATTGATTCGATTGTCTCTGGTTCTGCACCACCAGATGCAGATTGAGTTGTTGCGATTGTGATATCAGTCTCACCACCAACAGATGTTCCAGTGAATGTACTTGCACCGTTGGCCTTACCTTTGTTAGTCACAATATATTCTAGGATGATGATATTACCGTCTGATGGTTTCTTACCAACAACGTCATCACCAAAGTAAACCTCAAATCTTCCATTATCATTTTCCTGTAGGAAGTATACTTCAGAAGTTGCAGTGACTTGAGAGATGTCATTGGCGAGAGTATATGTTCTTGTGGTTGTGTCTGTGGTTGATGTCTGCACAGAAACTTTCAGTGTAGTTGTGTCTGCACGATTATCTGTAACCATATACTTCTTCTCAATGTCATTGTTGTCCACTGTATACTTTGCAGTAACAAGCGAACCTTCATAGATTGGAAGATTAGTGAAACGAAGAATACCATCTTGTGTTGTGGTTGTTCTTGTGTCATTGACTACGAATGCGTAAGTAGTACCACTTACCTGTGTTGTAAACTTTGTACCCTTTTCGATTGTGATAGATGTACGAGTTGTATTGTTGATAGTGACATCCAACATGGCCATAGGCGCACGAGCAGAACGTGGAGTATAACCTAGTGTCTTTGCGTGAGAGACTACAGAAGAACGCAGAGTTGCTGTATCCAAGTATGCTTCGTTGATTGCCATGTTTGCATTCATACCCAAGTAGTGAGTATTGTATGCGAGTACATCTAGTAGGGTTGATAGTCCAGAACCTTCAAAGTTGTAATCTGAAAACTCTGTCTGGTTTTTCATATATGTCTTGAGGTTGTTCTTGATATCATCGAAGTCCAACTCAGTGACTTGTAGTTTTGTTGCCATTTATCTTAGTCTCTCTAAAAATAAGTTTACAGTTTCAACACCACTAGGTGAGTTGACAAGATAGAACTTTATTGTTACATCATATCTGTTGTTGTCTATCTGTGCATTCGCTGTAATAGAAATCAATTCTGCTCTGGATTCAAAGTTATCAATTACATCTTTGACGTTTCGTTCTAGTACATCTGCAACAATAGGAGTCACAGGCTCAAATAAAATAGAACGAATGTTAGAACCAATCTCTGGGTGAAAAGGTTTCTCGTAGAAGTTCGTGTTGACTAGATTACGAATACTACGTTTGACTGACTCCACATCAGAAAGGAAAGCAATGTCACCAGTGACAGGGTGCTTGGCAAAAGACAGATTTATATCTTTGTAAATCTGTGAACTTCTTTCTGAATTGTTTGTCGCCTCTGCGTCACGATAGGCGCTTGGTGTTGCAGTCATAGGTTTCTCCTATTTGTATTTATAACGAAAACTATAGATTGACGAAAGCTCTATTCTTGATATGCTCTTCTGCGATATCTTCTTTCGATTGACCCATATATCTTACTGCGTGATGTTCTTCAATCATCTTCTCGTTGATGTTGACTTCACCGTACCATAGTTCACCAAGTATTCTTCCGAACTTACCTTTACCATCTTTATGTGTTTTAAGAACAAGTCCACCAGCGTTAGTCCACTTCACAAGAAAGTCTTTCGCAGCCAATCCGTACTTCTTCTCTTCTAAATCTCTTGTTCTAGATTCTGGTGTGTCGATGCCATACAAACGAATCCTTTGTTTCCTCATCCATACACCGAACCCCAAGTCGATGTCAACATCAACCGTGTCTCCATCAACTACTCTCAACATCGTACATTTATATTCATGCATTACGTTCCCCTACTTCCAACTGGTTTACAGACATACTCAACTGTATCCCAATCTCCATCTACTGGTATCTCTACATACTCAACCAGCATTGTTTTACATTGTTGTTCTTTTTCAAACCACTGAACATCTTGTTCCAAACAAGTACTGCCCGAACAGACTGTTAGTAGTATATGCCATATCGTATTCATTATGCTATCGCCCTTATCGTTAGATGTGGTCTGACAAATGATAATTGTCCAGTTGTATATCCAGTTGGCGGATTAGCGAAATAAGGATTTTGGTGTAGTGTTGCTTCATAACTACCACTATGTTCCGCCGCCGTAATCTTTATTGTTTTAGGTGTTGTCCAACTTGTAAACTTACCGTCTGTCAATGATTCTGTGTCTGCATTACAAACAAATGTGTGTTGTATTTTTATAGGAAGGCCTGCGTGAACACTGATACCAGAAATATAATTCACTGATACGTTTCTTCCAGAATCAATTACAACATGATCATCAGATACAAATGCATCGTTTGAGTGATGAATAACATAGTTAGAGATACCAGACCTTTCTTGGTTATCCCAAGCAAACTCCAGAGAATAATAAACTCTACTTGTGCCTGCCGGTGGTGTGTATGTAATAATGCTACCTGTTACATCTTGTCTTGTGGTTGTTAGGTTTTGTGCTGATGTCACGTTACCTAAAGTATATGTTCCAGAATGCACTGTGATAGATTGTCCATCACATATTCCAGAGAACTCTTCAAGTACAGTGCCGGGCGGGCCGATACGAATACCAGCGTTATGATAAGTTCCGTCACCACCCAAATGCGTAAGGTTCTCATCCATCTCTGAGAAGGTGAGGGCAGAACCTTTTGTTGACCTTTTAGTTAGACTCATGTTGTATCTCCTGTGTCACTATAATATACTCCCACATAACTTTTGAATGTTGTTCCGTCTAGGCCTGGATTGAAATCAAAGTATCCGTCATTCACATAACCGAATAGTTCTTTCTCTGCGTCAGTCAATGCTTCTGGGAATGAGAAACACTCTGCCTCCAGTTCCGCTTTGGTATCTGGGTTTGTTTCGATAGCAATCTGTCCTAGAAGATATGCGTAGTTAGGTTTCGACATTACGTTACTGAACCCCCACTACCTGTTGACGCAAGAGCCACACTACCAGAGTCAGGCGCAGGCGTAGTTCCGTCAGAACATAGTACCGCTCTTCTGATTGCTCGTAATCCCCATCCCTTAGATGCGTTTACTCTTTGATAAGTTCTTACCGTCAAGTCATCTCCTTGATTTCCACCTAGTACATCTACGGTTGTCGCAGTATGTGTACCAGTATAGAATCCAACGTGTCCTAATCCAGAAGATGTTCCCTTACGATAGAACACAATGATATCACCTCTCTTTGCGTTATCTAAACTATTACCAGTTGCGATAGAGATACCGTGTCCGGCATACGCTTGTGAACTTGCAGTTTTCTTATATGTGCAGTTTGCACGTTTCAGTATCGCACCAACGAATACTGCACACCATGCTGTACTGTCAGCGAAGTTTGCACCGTTGTATCCAATCTCATCCCACAATCCTTTAATCATAGGATTCGTTCCACCCTGTTTGTGTAGTTCCTTCCAAGTGTTTCCGCCAAGGTAGGACGCAGCCAAGTCATATGGATTCACGAACTGTCCTTCACCACACACTGTTGGGTTTGGAACTTCATCAAACGTATCCACCTGTTCTGGATTATAAGGATGCGCTGGGGGAACTTGCGAAGTACCCACTGGTTGAATGTTTGATGCGTAAGATACTGGTGTCTCTTTGAACTGTGGTAAGAAGAAACTCTGTGGTGTAATTGGTATGGTTGGTTCTAGTGTCGGAGTAGATACTGCACCTACATCATCTGCAAATACATTTGGTGAACCAGTTGCTGCTGCGTTAGGCACCCAACTCCCATGTCCACCTGTTCCGTCACCAATCCTGTGTACTGCAATTCCGTTTGCGAATACTGTACCAGAACCAGCAACCGCTGGAT